ATGCCAATCAAACCTTCGAAAATGGTTCGATTGCTTCTAAAGGCTGGCTTTAAAGAGGTTCCAAAAGGTGGAGGACATAGAAGGTTTAGACACCCTGATGGACGAATGACAGAAGTCCCTATGCACGGCAAAGAATTAACGCCATATACTCAAAGGAAAATTCTTGAACAAGCCAAAATTAAACTTTAGGACCAGAGCAACGAGCTAACGCTCGTTTTTCTGGCATATTCTAAAATATATGAGTAATAATTTGTTAATATATCCAATTATTGTAACTGAATGCCATGATGAAGCAGGTCATTATTATGGCGCCATTTCACCAAATATCCCCGGAATGGTTACTGATGGTCAAACTTTACAAGAGTTGGTTATTCATGCGGAAGATGCTATTGCAACTATGATTAGTGGAACTAAGTATCCCGAAGTGCAAGACCTTAAAGAATGGACATTAGGACCAAATGATTTTGTGGTCTATGTTACTGTTAATATGCTAAAATGGGAAGCACAGCATGAAAAAACTGTTAGACGCAATATTACATTACCTGAAGGCTTAAATAATTGGGCTAAAGACAATAAGATTAATGTTTCTAAGGTTACTACAGAAGCCCTTAGAAGTATGCAGAATACTAACTAAAGATTTACAAGCTAATGAACATTGTTTCATTGGCTTTTTATTTTGCGTTTAGATGGACTTCACAGTAGAAGACGAAGAAGAGTAATTAGTTAGGAGGCGATAAAGTGAGGGCTAGATATACTGAATGGCTAGAAAAAGACAAGCTGCTACTTATCCAAGGCTGGAAGCGTGACGGCTTAACAGACGAACAGATAGCTAGAAATATGTCTATCAACCCTAGAACATTGGAAAAGTGGAAAGCTAACTACGAGCCTATTAGGCAGGCTATTAAAAGAGGTCGTACTGAGGTAAACTTTATCGTCGAGAATAAGCTACTCAAAAAAGCACTAGATGGCAATACTACAGCAATTATCTTTTGGCTTAAAAATAACTGGCGTGATAAGTACAACGACAGCACACTTGGACCGGAAGAACGAAAGATGATACAGGCTAAAATGCGTAAACTTGAAGCTGATACTCGAGTTAGTGAAGCTAAGGCTTTATTGGCGGAACAAGTAAGCAGTCAGAACAACGCAGAGCTTGAACGTATGCTTAAGCTACTTGAAGTTGAGGGCACAGAAGATGGCGATTAGTGACTTACTGGCACCTAAGCAAGAACAAGTGCTTAGAAGCTATCTTAACGATAAATGGAAGACTTTAATCTTAAGCGGAGCCGTTCGTTCAGGTAAGACCTATATAGATAACCTGCTATTCTTGATGGAGCTAAGAAGGATATCTAAGCTTGCTAAGAAGCTTAATAAGCCTAATCCGATGTACATCTTAGCTGGGTTCAGTGCGGATACCATTTACAAAAATGTGATTGCTGAAATTACTACAACTTTTGGACTGAATATTAAGTTTGATAGGTCAGGACACTTTAGGCTTTTTGGTGTTGAGGTAGTCAAGGCTTACACAGGTTCAGAACGTGGTCGTGACTCTATCCGTGGTATGACGGCGTGGGGGGCTTACATTAACGAAGCTTCATTAGCTAAGGCTAGTGTATTTTCTGAAATTCAGAAGCGTTGTTCAGCACCAGAAGCACGTATTATTTGTGATACGAACCCTGACGCACCGACTCACTGGTTGAAGAAAAATTACATCGATAACACGGATCCTAAGGCAGGTATCAAGACCTTTTTCTTCACTTTCGATGACAACCCTACATTAGACGACGATTACAAAGAGAAGCTAAAGGCTAGTACACCGAGCGGGGTATTCTATGACCGTGACATTCTAGGGCTTTGGTGTACTGGGGAAGGTGTAGTATACCGTGACTTCGACCAGTCGACTATGACAATCGACAGGGACAAGCTACCTACTGATTTAACATACTATGTAGGCGTTGACTGGGGATACGAACATACGGGAACTTTGATTGTGTTTGCTGATGACAGTCAAGGCAATACATATCTAATCAAGGAACATGCACACAAACACCGATTTATAGATTACTGGGTCGACTTAGCTCACGATGTGCAGCAAAAGTATGGTAGTACGATACCTTTTTGGTGCGACTCGGCTAGACCTGATAACCTTAACGAGTTCTTGACTCACGGTATCCGTGCTTACAATGCGAATAAGGCAATAAATTCTGGTATAGAAGCGGTTGGCAGCCTAATGAAAGCCAAGCACTTTTTTGTCGTGAAAAATTCAGCCGATAATTGGTTTAACGAAGTTTATCAGTACATATGGAATGAGAAGACGGGTGAGCCAGTCAAAGAGAATGACGACAGCATGGACGCAATGAGATACGCAATCTATAACCAGCACAACAAAGCAAAGATTAACTTACAACGGAATACATTGTTTTAGTTAGGAGGGTTCAATGGAAACATTAGGAACAAAAGGTCAAGTTTTATCAAACGGTATGTTTGTTTATCCTAAGGACGAGCTGATGGACGAAACAGAAGTAAATGCTTTTATTGACAAGAACAGAGGCTTTACGGCTAAGATTTATGACCGAAACATGCAATATTACCTAGGCAAGCACGATATCTTGAAAAAGACAAACGCAACGGGGATTGAGTTAAACAAAATTGTGGATAACATTCCAAAGTATCTTGTGGATACTTACAACGGATTCTTTACTGGAATTAGTCCGAAGATTACGCTTGACGAAGACAGCTTAAATAACAACTTGCAGAACTGGAATAGAAGCAATTCTTTTTTTGATAAGCTGTCAGAAATTAGCAAGCAAGTAGATATTTACGGCAGAAGCTACGCCTTCATTTATCAAAATGAGTCAGCAGACACTAGAGTTGCAGTAGTACCACCGACTCAATGCTTTATCGTTTATGATGATACTATCGAACACGAACCATTAGCATTTGTGCGGTACTACAAAAACTCGGAGAACCTGCTACAAGCTGATATATATTATGGCAATGCAACTCAAACATACAGTGAAGGCAAGCTACTAGATTCAGGTTTAAAGTCAGTCTATGGCATGGTTCCAGCCGTGGAGTTCTTCGAAAATGAAGAGCGTCAGGGCTTGTACACTGATTGTATTAGCATGATTGACGCATTAGACGATACTTTGAGTCAGAAACAAGACACAATTGAATATTTTGCTAACGAATACATGTATGTTTTAGGCGGTGGCATAGATTTAAACGAAGAAGAACTTTCGTATATGCGGACACATCGCTTAATCAATGTGCCTACAGCTAATGCTGCTGATATTAAAATAGGCTTCTTAGAACGCCCTGATGGCGATAACGTTCAAGAGAACCAACTACAGCATTTAAATGACAAGATTTATCAAACAACCGGCATTCCGAACCTATCAGACAGTAATTTTGCAGGCAATGCTTCTGGTGTTGCGATTAGATACAAGCTACTAGCGATGGAAAACAAGGCAAGCAACAAAGAACGGAAGTTTACGCAAGCCTTACGTGCTTTGTACAAGGTTGTATTCAGCATTGACTCGGTTATCAATGTTTCGGACGCATGGGAAGATTTGAAGTTCAAGTTTACTCGTAACTTACCAGCTAATCTCGCTGATGAAGCAAGCACAGCTAACAGCTTAAACGGTATCGTATCTAAGGAAACACAGCTTGGTGCATTATCTATCGTTGACGACCCTAAGGCAGAGATGGAACGTATGGAAGAAGAACAAGACCAACAGCTCAAAAAGAGTCTTGAAGTAACTGGTGCCGATTATGAGAAACTAGATGATACTAATCAAGAGCAACCAGAAGCTAACCAGAAGTCTATTAAATCGCCTTTTAGCAACGAGGAAGTAGACAATGACTAAAGTTTACTGGCAACAGCGCATGCAAGGCGAAAAGAGCTTTGCTAAGTGGATAGAACAAACTGAAAATCGATTATTCGATTACTATCAAGTTCGCTATAACGAGCTATTGGAACATTTGAACGCTGAAATTGCTAAAGAATACGCAGCTTTAACTAGGTCTACAGGCATGAATTTAGATTTAGCTAAGCAGACAGTATCTAACTTAGATATTAAAGCCTATTCACAACTGGCTAAAAAGGTTGTTAGAGAAGCTCACGAAGCTAGAAAAAATGGCAATCCTAAGGCTTTTAAAGGATATTCAGCCGAGATTAATCGTCGAATGAAGATATACAATGCGACAATGCGTATCAATAGGCTAGAACTTTTAAAAGCTAGACTTGCTACTTGGTTACTTGAAGTTAACGCAGAACTAGATGCAGATTTACGAAAAGCTCTTAGTGACGGATATGTTGAACATGTAACTAAGCAGGCAGGCTTGCTAGGTACTACTGTTAGTTCATCGGCTATTGACCAAGGTATTCAAGAAGCTATCGCTTATATGTATGATAATGCTACTTTTAGCGATAGAATTTGGAAAAATCAAGACGTTATCAAAGCAAGTATTGATAAAGTAGTCAGTCAAGGTTCGCTGGGTGGCTATGGGCTTGAAAAAATGATTAATCAGTTGCACAAGTTTACTAATGCTAACTACAGTAACGCTAAGCGGATAGTTAGAACTGAAATGACTAGGGTTATGGACAAAGCACAAGAAGATGTTTTTAAAAAGGCGGACGTGAAGCTTGTATTTTGGCAGGTTGAAAAAAAGCCGTGTGCAGCTTGTTTAGCTATCCATGATAATGATGTTGGCTATGGCAAAGGCGTATATCCTATTGATGATAGCCCTAAGCCGGTTGAGGATACACACCCTAACTGCAGGTGCTTGCGTTCAGCGTTCACGGAATACGAAGCGTGGCAACTGCAGTGGGCTAAGAGCAAGGATAAGGGCGTTTATCTTGACCAGTACGGTAGAGTTCGCTATTCAGACGGCAGACTGGTTGAGGATTATTTAGAAGCTGAAAAGCTATATAACCAAGATTTAAAGAATAAATCTAAAAAAGCAAAACCGGCAGGTGCTATTGTCTATGACTCTAGTCTTAGCTTATCTGAAAAACTCAAAAATAAGGAACTAGAAAAAAGTAGACTTGAAGCCAAAAGGCAAAAGACGTTTGCCCAAAAATACTATGCAACTTTAAGAAATTACAAACGTGATTTTTTAGTATCTAAAATAGCCAAAAACACTGGAATTAGTAGTAATATCGTTATCAAAGCAATTGAACATGTGCTAGACTCCAAGTATAATTTAGATATAGATGGAAAAATGGTATTTCAAACATTCGAACCTGATGCAGACATGGCTCACAGTTTACAAAATTTATATCTAAATAACTATGATGAAGCAGATATTTTATTGTTACATCATGAAAATTTAGAAGCTTACTATATGGACAAAAAAGGTATGAGCTATGTGAAAGCACATAAATTAACAAATAAAAGATACGATTATCAAGATAAAATTGACCAATTGAAAGAAGAAGGAAAGAGGTAAAAGCATGATTACTTTAAAATTTATGTCAATTGAGTTATTAGAAGATAATTTAAATGAGTGGGTATATAGTATTTATACTGATTATCAAGAAGGACAAATAGCTATTAATAAACATAATTTTGATGGTAAGCTTACCTCTTTTGAAAAAGCAAGCAAGCGAGTTCGGATTAAAAAAGAGACTGTTGAATATGAAATTTACTACAGAATTGTTAAATTGATGAAGTCTAAACCCGGTATTAAAGAATATTACTGGCTTCATTCAACTAAGAAAATAGAACCGCTAGTATGATAGATAACATGGATATTTTAACCAAAGAATGTTAAGCAGTTTTCGCTGGTATCGAAGCGATGATAAAGATTTTGATGAAAGATTATTAGATTTATTAGTTAAAGGAAATGAGGGTCAAAAGTGATTGATAAGGATAAAGCAATTGAAATTGCCCAAAAATATGCTATCAACCACTTATTAGTTAGAAATTGCAAGATTGAAGACTTACAAGCAACAGTAATTGATGACTACTTCACAATTAAAGTTGAGCCGATAGAGGTTACTCAAGATACGATTGTCTATACTAACAAATCAAATTTAGTAACTGTCGACAAAAGAACTGGCGATACATATTTAATCGATGAAGATGGCTACAAGCCAATGGTTAGCAAGCTTTAATTAGCTTGCTTTTTTGTACCAAAAAACAGCCTCCCAAGGCTTTAAATGCGAGCAGTCTCCCAAGACTTTAAATGCGAGCAGTCAATACAGACTATAAAATGAAAGGACAATACGATGGAAGACCAAGAAAAGATTACACAAGACCAAAATCAAGCTAAGGATAAGCCAAAGGATAATGACGTCCATTCTGAGGCTGATAAAAAGCAAGATAAGGTCGAAACCAAAACCGAAGACGTTGTATCTAAGTTAAAAGACCGGCTTAACAAAAAGACAGCTGAAAATAGCTCACTAGCTGACCAAGTAGCCGATTTAAGAGTGCAATTACAAAAGTTTACTCAACAAGACAAGGCTAATGATGAACAAGCGAGCGAGTTAGACGAAGCTAAGAAGCAACTTGAAGCTTTGCAACTCGAAAACCAAAGAATTAAGGCTAGTCGACAGGTTGAAAAAGACTTACAAGACGCAGGCTTACTGAGTTATTCAAGCGATGGCATTCTAGAGATGTTGGTAGGAGATACAGACAAAGTCACAACTCAACGTACTATGGCTTTCATCAAGTTTGCCCAATCTTTGGAAACTGGTATCCGCAAGGAATATCACACAGGGCATACGCCTAGGACTTCTGGTAAGGCTTCACTTACTAGAGATGAAATTAATAAGATTGCAGACCCTGCAAAGCGGTTAGAAGCAATCAAGAACAATTTAAGTTTATACAACTAGTTAGGAGAAATTTATGACAGTTGATGCAAACACTATTAAGACTACTGATTTAGTAGCTCAATCAATCGACTTTACAGAACAATTTTCACAAGGCTTATCAACTCTTTTAAACGTGTTAGGAGTTACTCGTAAGCAAGCATTATCACAAGGCTCTGTTATCAAGCTATACAAAACAGAAGGTACTTTAGTTTCTGGCGATGTTGCAGAAGGCGACGTTATTCCCTTGTCAAAGGTAACTCGAAAAGTATCTAGTACTCAAGAACTTAAGTTCGGCAAGTGGCGTAAGGTTACAACCGCTGAAGCCATCCAAAAAGCTGGTTTTAATCAAGCAGTTCAAGCTACAGATCAAAAATTATTGCGTTTAGTTCAAGAACAAGTTAAAACTAATTGGTTTAATTTCTTGACTACTGCGACTGGTACTACTACCACAAATGGTGTAGGTTTTCAAACTGCAGTTGCTAATGCAATTGGCCAATTTAATGTTGTTTGGGAAGGTTATGGAGTACAACCTGTAGCATTTGTTAATCCTTTGGATGTATATACATACTTGGCTAAAGCTTCTGTATCAACTCAAACTGCTTTCGGTTTGAACTATATTGAAAACTTCCTGGGCTTTAGTGCAGTTATCTTATCTGCTTCTGTTCCTGCTGGTAAAATTTACGTTACCGCACCAGACAACATCAATCTAGCTTACGCAGACTTACACGGCGACTTATCCGGAGCATTTAACTTTACTACAGACCAAACTGGTTTAATTGGTGTAGCTCACAACGAATTGCTTAATGCCCTGAGCTACGAAACTGTAGTAACTACTGCTTCTGTACTTTATCCTGAAATTTCAGCCGGCATTATCGTATCTGAAATTAAGAATGAAGCAAGTAAGTAGTTAGAAAGGCACTATTATGGACTATTTAGCTAATATTAAGGCACTATTAATGCTCCCAGATAGTGCCAAAGACGATTTAATAAATGTGATTATAGACAACACTAAGCGAGCGTTACGAGTTAGACTCGGCTTAAGTGCTTCTGACGCAGTCCCGGACGAATTGAGTTATATAGTAGTTGAAGTCTCCGTAAGACGCTACAATCGGCTTAAAAATGAGGGCATGGTGTCTTACAGTCAAGAGGGAGAAAGCATCGCTTTCAATTCAAACGATTTTGCAGACTTTGAAGAAGATATCAAGGCTTGGAAAGACAAGAACAACAAGGCTAATGAAGTACGATTTATCAATCCATATGCTAGAGCTTTGAGCAATCGTTATAGTAGCAGAGCCAACGGGAGGTTGTTAAATGACTTTTCAAATTAAGTGGGACGGCTTAGACCAGCTAACAGAGGAACTAAGAACAATGGCTTCTGGTAAGGCTTTAGAAAAGGCTTCGGTTGCTTTGGGTTCTCAATGGCAAAAAGAAGCTAGAGCGATGGAACGTGCAAAGTATACTCATGGTTATTGGACTGGTAACCAGCAAAGAAACACGCTTGTTTACTGGGAAAATGGCAAAAAGACGATTGTCTTAGATCCAAAAACCGAGTATTCAGTCTACACTGAGTATGGCACACGCAAAATGGATGCAATGCCGGTATTCAAGCCAACGCTTGATATGACAAAGAAAAGAGCACCTAGTGTTATCGAGTATTACTTGAAGAAGGACATCAAATAATGCATATTTCACTAGCACTTTTCAATTATTTTTTCGCTAAGTGCCAAGAATTAGGCTTTGATACGTACGAAGTCTTACCAGACGACACAGTGCCTTATCCGTTCGTTAGAGTCAATCAAGCTACTTTAACTGGTGGGAGTACTAAGACTGGATTTGCTGGCGAAATAACTATCAATCTTGACTTATTCGGTACGTTATACCAGAAACTAGAGCTGTCAGAAATGCAACAGAAGCTTGAAGCCGTCGGACTTACTGGTATATGGCTTAGCGATACTAGCTTAGTGGCTGTAGTAGACGATTATCAGGCAGTAAACCTATTAGATACATCAACTACAACACCGCTTAATCACACAAACTTAAGTTTTAAATTTCGATATTAGAAGGGATATAGTATAGATGGCACAACCTCAGAAAATCAATGGCTCAAACGTTCTTGGGCTTTTTAGATTGGAAAAAAATGCTGCAACTGAAAAAGCAGCTATTATTAACTATCAAACTAGTTTAGATTTTGAATTTAAAAGAGATAGCGATAGTACAAGTACTAAGACTGGCTCACTTTCGACTAGTGGTAGTCTTGAAACTACTATCAAGTTCTCTTTCGTTGACAATATCTCAAAGGTTTCAGACGACATTAGAACCTCAATTCTTAATGCAGAACCAGCTGAGCTTTGGCAAGTACAGCTTGACCGCAAGAACAGTGAAGGTAAATATTTCGGCTGCTATGTTCGGGGCACTGTTTCATCTGATTCAGCTAAAAATGATGATGGCGACAATTCAACTCGTGAATGCGAGTTCAAATGCGATGGAACCCCTCATCTCCATTATATAAGGAAAGAATGTTGATATATCAACATTCTGGTAGCTTAAAACTACGTTTTGACTACAAAAAAAGGGCACTGATTCAGTGTCTATTTATTTTAGGAGGAAAGTATGCTAAAGAAAAAAAGCTTACTCATTAAACACAAGTAAGCTCGAAAGAGAGAAGTTAAAGACTTCCATCTTTGGCGTATCTAATTATACCATGACACACAAAGAAAAAATGAATCGTTATTTTGCATTAACTATCGTGGCAATTCTACTTGGAACTTTTATTAAAGTATTTGGGAATTGTTTATGATGATTAATTTAAATAGTTCGGATATTATGGACGCTAAAGAAACATCTAAAATTTGGAAAACAGTGGATTTTAACTACTCAAGGAATGGAAGCAATCACTGGTAAACAAGATCCTAGAAAAAATAAATTATAGTGAAAGAGTTAATCTGTTGATTGGCTCTTTTTTTCTGACGATATTTTAACCCCCGTAGAATTATTACCTCCGAGGTCTAATCTATAATATAAAGCAAGAAGCAAAGTGTATGGCACGTGAAGATGGGCAAGGCACTCATCCCAGTGATATAAATAATTTACAGATTGCGAATTTTGCACAGAACGTGTGGGAACATTTCCCTATAACAAGGACAACATAAACAAGGGTATCTTCAGCTGTCATGCTCATTGCACGTGTACACTACTAGAATATTTTCCAGGTAACGGCAAGAAACAGAATTCATGGTCGAAACGATGGGAAAATGTTGGCGAAGATGATAAGGTATAAGAAAGAAAAAAGATCAGTGAAAATAATAAGTTGTTTGTTAAAACGGCACATGCTAAAATAAGACAAAGTCAACGGAATATTTCAAATATAGATATAGAAAAAGCTTTGAGAAATCCAATCCATAAAGAAAATATAATAACTGACGAATTAGGTAGAAAAAGTCAAAAAATAATAGGTGATTTTACAACAGTTGTTATTAATCCTGATACGATGGAAGTGATAATAACTTATCCTACTAAAAAAGTAAGCGACAAAGATACCTAAAGATAGATAAATGTATGTTTACAAAAGAAGAAATTAAATATATGAAAAGCTTGGGTCTGAATTTAGATTTTCATAAGCCTCTTCTTAATGAGGATTATGAACGAATTGAGGATATTGTATCTCATCAGTTACAAGTATATGGTTTTGATAAAAATTATAATCCTACAACAATTGGTATTTTATGTGAGAACATTTTGGATAAATTTGATTAACTAACCGCCAACCTAAAGTAAGGCGGTTTTATTTTGCACAAAATTAAAAAGAAAGATGTGAGAAAAATTCTGGTATTACACGAGTAAAATATAAAGGGAAGTCTTTAAAAGCTGAAATATATTGGTATGAAGCAAATGTAAATAGAAAAGAAATTAAAATTAAGAGGTTTTTAAAAGATGGAAGTTAAGTATCTAGGAAATACTGAAGGAATTTCCTTAACAAAAAATAAAATATATGAAGCTTTAGATTATGAAGAGGTTTTCCTTAGAGTGATCGATGATACTGGAGAAGATTATTTATACGATTCTGAAAAGTTTCAAGTTATAGAAGAATAA